TTGGATTACATATACGGGATGCGCAATCATAGCAACACATGAGTTTGTGAATCGTGCCTGCATGATTCCTGCAGAAGATGCCATGGCACATGGTTACAAGGTTGTCTGCTCATCTACAAAGCACGAACATAGCAATGAGCATGATGCGGCGGAAGCAGATTTTCTGACGGAGATAAAGAAAGCCGCCGATAGGATGGGGTTGAACGAAGCATGTATTCGTCTAAACTACAAGAAGAAGGTGTTTGGCGTTGGTGTCGCAATCCCATGGGTGAAGTTTAGGGATGATTATAGATCCCCATCAGACAAGTCAGGTAAGACCCCATATAGCTATGCAGACCCTTACGATCCTAAAGCCATAAAACCAGGTTCGTTCAAAGGATTTGCTGTCATAGACCCACACTGGCTTACTTACCAGTGGGACAAGGATAGTCGAACCAATCCACTCTCCCCGCACTTCCTAGAGCCAACATGGATAAAGGTAGGAGAAGAGAGAGTCCATCGCTCATGGGTGATAAGGAAAATAAACTCCGAGTTGCCTGACATCTTCAAGCCGGTGTATCTCTATGGCGGACTGTCTTTAACGCAGATGATTTATGAAAGGGTGTGGGCCGCGGACAAACTAGCTAATGAAGCACCGCTTCTAGCAATGACAAAGAGGCTCTTGATTGCAGACGGAAACCTCGAGCAGTTGCAGTCAGACCCAGCCCGTACAAACAAGTTCTTCAATGCCATAAACTTCTTCCGCGACAACTTCTCCATATTCGTGAAGAAGCCGTCTTCGAACGTGACGCAGTTGGATACGAACCTGTCGGAACTCACACCTCTTACGATGTCGCAGTATCAGTTGGTTGCTGCCATTGCACAGATTCCTGTCACTAAGTTGCTGAAAAACGTTCCTTCTGGCCTGCAGGCAACAGGGCAATACGAATGGGACGACTATGCCCAATCTCTAAAGGCTATCCAGAATAACGACTATACTCCTTTGTGCAAGATGTTCTACGAACTTTATTGTGCGTCGAACTATCCGGACAAGGATGACATGAAGCTAGACATAGAATGGAATCCTATTGACGTGCCGAAGGAGTCCGAAGTGGCACAGATGAGTTCGCAGACGGCACAGTATGTTGCTCACCTTATCAATACCGGACTCATTGACATTGCGGAAGGTCGTGCGATGCTCCGCAAGACAAATCTCCCAGTTTTCCAGACGATTCCGACAGACATTCCAGAAATCCTCACCAAGATAGAGGAAGCAAAAGACCCTTCAGCCCAACAAGGAGGAATGCCTGGAATGCCGGGAGGGATGGACGGCGGCATGGGAGGCGGAATCCCTGCTCAGGGAGGAGAACAGCCCCCACCAGAACTGCCGCCAGAAGTCCAGAAGAACGACGAAATTTTCAAGAGCGTGATGAGGGACTTCCTTAAGAAGACTGGGCAGGAAGTACCAGCACCAGCCGAGCAGCAGCCACAGGCACAGCAGGGGCAACAACCTCAAGCACATGCCCAGCAGCCCCAACAAGCCCCCTCGGCACAACCACAACCTCCACCTAGAGGGTAGCGATGGAAGCGGATGAAGTCCTTACTGGCAAAAAGAAGGATGAGAGCACGATAGAAGATGCTCTCTATTCTTCGTTGGGGAAGCCAGTTTCAGAAGACATAATCAAAGAGGCATTCAAAAGGAAGCCTCTAATTCCAGAACTCAACCCAGAACCATACATCAAAATAGTGGAGTTGAAGGGCAAGGATAGGAAGTCCCATCAAGGAGTGGAAATAGGATTGAAATTCTCATTCTAAAATATGGATATTGTTTATGTCATAGGAACGGAAAGCAGACATGGCAACCTTGAACTGAGGATGTCTCTCCGGTCCATAGCAATGTATGGAAATAACATCGGGAAGGTGATTGTTGTAGGTACTCCCCCGAACTGGCTTTCTGATGAAGTCATAAAAGTACCTGTAGCGGATAAGTATGTCTACAAGCACTCTAATATATTGATGTGCATCGAGAAAGTGGTTGACCTTGGATTAGTCGATGGTGATTTTCTATATTCCTCGGACGATCATTTCTATTGTAGGTATGTTGATTTCAATAACTATCCATATTATCTAAAGGGGCCACTCCGCAAGAGGGTAAACGAACTAGACCCTTTCTACAACTATCACAAGTCACTCTATGACACGAGAATGCTTTGCGAGAAGCATGGCTTCCCTACTAGAAACTATTCACAGCACTGCAACACTCATATGCATGCAGACGTGATAAGGCGAATAAAGCCCATACTCCGTGAATCCTATGGACTTCCATTTGGGGTAGAACCTACTTCGATCGTGATGAATGCTTGGCAGACTTTTCCTAATGCTCCCAAGGTTACAAAAAGAGAAGACGTGAAGATACTTCAAGCGAAGAGCCTAGCGGACATCTGGGAGCAGATTGGCGACAGGGATTGCTTTAGCATAGGTGATTCTGCTTTCTCTGGAAAGGCAATGATGTCATTCTTCAAGGAAGAATACGGGATCAAGTCAATTTACGAGAACGACTAAAAAATCTTTCTTTTTATTCTACCCCCCATTGAAAGCCGTCTGACTCTATGGTATACTATACGGCGTTTCGAGGAACAAGGCCCTGAACCTAGATGGGCAAGAAAGAGATTCCTCCTAATGGTTCTTTGACAATTGGACGTTGAATTTCGGTAGCCGCCGAATGGGGTTGGTTCGAGTCCCCACGGCTACCACAAGTTTCTGTGGAGCAATCGGCAGAGTAACATCGGCCGTACCACATAAAGACCTTCCTTCTATGTCTTTGAGGGAATTTAACCAGGGGCCAAGAATAGTGGCAAAAGACTTCGATTTCCCAATCTTACATAATCAGTTAGGTTGGGGGAGCGGTGTGTGAAGCGCAGACTGCCAGAAAAAATTAACAACTAATAAAACGTCTGGTCGTGGAGTGCAGTCGGACGATAAACAAAAAGGCGAGGAGGCGATAGCATTTGCTATGTCAATGAACCGCTAAAGCATACAACATCTAGTTGTAGGGCTACTCACACTCTGGAAAAGAGCCAATCGTACTACCGCTCTATTCTGTTTGCTGCCCGATTCCTAATCAGTCTAACGGGTAGAGTGGGTGTGAGTCTGCTGGGGAGTAGCCTTCCATGATTGTTAGGCGAATCTTGGCGGAGGAAGCCCACAAGTGTTGTGACAAGGTAGCCGTTGCCAAAAACATCTAAACGGCAGTTAGTCATCTAAGGAGGCTGTTGGAAACAAGGCAAGGATGGATGCTGGCTGGAGTGGCAGCCAATATGTTATCGTCTATGCGTCGGTCACATGAGGTAAGACGATAGCCAAGAGGTGTCAGGCATCTCACCATCTCAATTTCAATGGGTCTAAATCGGTTTCGACGTGGTGACGGCAGTTGCATATGCAGGACGGTGATGTATCCTACACCGCAACGACGGATGCGAAACTCAAATGCCAACGATTAAGAACAATCTTCTGGGAGGGGCATCTTCCAGTTGGTGAGGTTCATGTAAGACCAAGAACTCCATAGAGGGGTTAGTGGCATGAACCGCTTGCAGCCAAGAATCCCGACAGCCTTAGCGTTGGGAGTATGTCAAAAGCAGCAGGAATGAACATTGCACTCTGCGGTGCCTGTTGCTTTCAATTTCAGCGAAGCGGGGATGTAGCTCAGATGGCAGAGCGATTCCTTTACACGGAATATGTCGGCGGTTCGATTCCGTCCGTCCCTACCAGAAGAGGCTATAGCTCAATGGACAGAGCGCTACCCTCCGAAGGTAGGTCTTGTGTGGGTTCGATTCTCACTAGCCTCACCAATGCGGGTGTAGCTCAATCGGACAGAGCGGCAGTTTCCTAAACTGTAGGTTGCTGGTTCGATCCCAGTCTCCCGCACCATTTCCAAGAGGGGCTATAGCTCAACGGATAGAGCAGTTGCCTTCTAAGCTACTGATGTGGTTTCGATTACCGCTAGCCCCACCAATTTTGCCAAGGTCGCATAGTCTGGCTGATTGCACGGGTTTTGTAAACCCGCTCCGAAAGGACACAGCGGTTCAAATCCGCTCCTTGGCTCCATGAGACTTGCCTCCGTAGGTGTAATGGCAAACCGCCACTTTCGTAAAGTGGATTTCCTAGTTCGAGTCTAGGCGGGGGCTCCAGATGCCCCCTTAGTTCAGTGGTAGAACGCCATCTTGGTAAGATGGAGGTCGTCGGTTCGTTTCCGACAGGGGGCTTTAAGCGGAGTGTAGACCGTAGCCTGGTACCGGGTCTGCTTTGGGAGCAGATGAGAAATCCTCGGGGGTTCGAATCCCTCCACTCCGACCATTTTCGGACCCTTAGCTCAATTGGTTAGAGCATCTGGCCCATACCCAGACGGTTGTAGGATCGTTCCCTACAGGGTCCACCAAAACGATTTCAATGGGCCGATAGTTCAACGGTAGAATGCTTCTCCGGCAGAGAAGAGATGCAGGTTCAATTTCTGCCGTGTCCACCATTTCCAGGGCGGTTGTGACAAAATCAGTGTTTATCATTTCCCAATTCCAATGATTTCGTTGGGGTGAATAATTGGGGAAAGAAAGCGTGATGGGCATTAATGGAAATACGATGTCCTTCTTGACAATCGTCCTTTATTTTCATGGGCCGGTAGCACAACAGTAGTGCAACTCCTTTGCAAGGAGTAGGTTGTCCGTGCGAATCGGATTCGGTCCACCAATTTTAATGAGGCATGTAGCTTAAGATTAATGAGCGGGCGGTGATGAGCCGCCTATGTGTCGGTGCGAATCCGTCCATGCTTCACCAATTTTATCGCACTGATGATGTAGCGGTAACATAAGGGCTTCCCAAGCCTTTCTCACGGGTTCGAGTCCCGTTCAGTGCTCCATTTAGAAGCCTCTCCGCCAGAGTCCCGATCTGTCGGTCTGTATAAGGGAACGAGGTAGCCCCCGCTGAAAGCAGTAGGATAAGGGGCAAATGCGGACTTAGTACAGTTGGTAGTACGTATCCTTGCCAAGGATGAGGTCACGGGTTCGAGTCCCGTAGTTCGCTCCATTTTGCAAGATTGGCAGAGAAGTTATGCGCCACCCTTCCAAGGTGGTTTACGCCGATGCGAGTTCGGCATCTTGCTCCATCTTGAAAAGCGTCCCGAATGCGTCGGCCCAGAAGTACAATGGGTGCAAGGACTCGCAAGCAACGGCAGAAGATTCGGGTGCTCGTTCCGCATAGGACGTGAAGGTCCACCCAAGAAGGGGCGAACTCGGTTGCAAGTGTTATCAAGTTCTGCAACAACGGATAGGCGAGAATCTGACTTGCAGGCGCAAGTGCAACCCAAAGGTTCGGTGAGGCGCAACACGGGAAAGGGCGCATGTGATTTTTTAGTGGCATACGAGGTTCCTATTCAATAACTTGTTTGGGTATAAGTCAAATACCTCCCGCCACTTCTCCATTTGTGAGACATAGAGAGTTCCTATTCAATCGATCATACGACGAAGCACGGGGCAACAACCCTGTGTAGTTTCTACTCTCCGTCTCATTTCCCTTTCAGGGGCAGAGGAAGTTCCTATTGATTTGAGAAGCTAGCTCAATGGAAGAGCGCCTTGGAGGAATCCAAGGAGATTACGGGTTCGAGTCCCGTGCCTTTCACCAATACTTTCCGCCCCGCTTTTTTGCGGCACAGAATGTTCCTATAAAAATGCTTGGTAAGCAGGAGGTCGTGGGTTCAAATCCCACTGCGGAGGGCTTGCACCTCCGTATAGCTCAGTCTGGTAGAGCGCCTAAATAATACATTCCGCCGCTTTTCCAATTTCAATGTGGCAAAAGACGTTCCTATTACTTTGGTTGGTCTTCTATCCTCCAAAGGGATGGAAGATGGGGTTCAAATCCCCGTTAATACGTCTCGCCACTGATTCTTCAGAGGCATATTGAGTTCCTATAAAAAGACACGCAGAGTGATTGGGTTCGACTCCCAACGACGGGGCAAAACCCGTTGTAGCTCAACGGTAGAGCATTTGCCTTACAATACTCATCGCCTCACATTTTTCTGGAGCATTGGAAGTTCCTATTAGCATCTGCGGATGCAATTGACTGTAAATCAATCCAAATACTTCCCGCTCCTTTCCCTTTTCAGGTTGCATAATGGAGTTCCTATCAAACCCTTGGACCTGGGGACAATCAGGTCCACCATGAAAAATCGTACTCCCCGCAACCATAACAAAACAAAGTCGCATAGGCGGTTCCTATAATGGCGAAAGCCAACTTGCTGATAACGAGAAAATACTGCCCGCGACAAACTCTTGACCGCATATGGGGTTCCTATTACGCTTTCTCCACATTTCGGAGGATTCTCCACCTTTCGGGGAATCTAGCAATACCCTTCGCGGAACTTTTCCGTCCGTGTGGACGGTCTAAACGACAACAAAAACCAACCAAAGGGAAAACGACAATGCAAATGCACACTGCACTGATCGACTACTTCAAGAGGGGGTTCATCGCCTCCGACAAGGCGGATAACCGTGACTTCGCCGCCATCAACAAGAAGTCCGTTAAGCTCGGGTACATCATCAGTCCCGAATGCTGCAACAAGTTCGTGGACGAGTGGCTTGACACCCTCACTGCGAATTACAATTCCACTTTCTACAAGGAGTGGAACGATGTGATTTCCAAGTCACGATACGAGATTTTCGTTGACCAGATTCGCCACTATGCCTCTACATACGGAAAGGTGCTTGAGGGCAAGGAGGTAGAGGGGAACGGATGGCTTCCGAACGACGGAGGCATCGTCCCTCGCTTTGAAGACCTCAAGGTCATTGAGCCTATCACGAACGACGAAATGGCCACCAAGTGCTTTGAGGTTCTTAAGGCTGGCATCGCCCTCAAGGATAGCACGATGAAGGTCATGTGCGATTTCTGGTATGCAATTAGGGTTGACGGAATCAACTGGAAGAAGAATGATTTGTCTGAAGCACTTTCTCTTGTGAAGAACAAGGAGGCTATGGCATACCTCTCGCAGAAGATGAAGATTCTTCCTGCAGACGAGTTCGGGATGCTCCGTTGCATTGCCCTTGCTTATGTTGGCAAGCCTGCTCTCATCAAGAGCCGTGCAACGATTGCGACAATCAAGAAGAAGTCCGAAGAGAGCGGTTTCCGCTCTCCGCTCCTTGACCTTGAGGATGTTCAGATTGAGCGCCTTTCCCGCATCTTCCTCCGCTTCAAGCCAATCTTCCTCGCTATGAAGGGCGGTGAGAAGAAGGACAGGAAGGTTGCTGGAATCGTGAATCGTCTCCGCCGTCTTGCGGAGAAGAACCACAAGCCTTTCAAGATTGGGTTCTGGGAGAACATCATAAAGGAAGCACAGCCAGTGGATGAAGTCAAGAAGCGCCTTGGCGAACTTGACAACTTCCGCAAGGTTCGTCTTATGATGCTCTGCAAGGAGCGCATGGACTTCCCGACAACTACCGGTGTGTTCAACATTCGGAACGGGAAGCAGTTCGTCCGCGAGCAGTATTCTCCGAAGTACGACAAGAACTGGATTGCACGTCTTTACTTCCTCCTTGAGGAATCGCTTTGCGAGTCCATCAAGGGCAAGTCCTGCAAGGTCCGTCTGCCGGAGCATTACGAACTTGTACTTCCGACATCGGAGAAGAATTTCGTTGGAAACTTCCCCTACGGAACATCTTTTGGGATGACGAAGAACAATGTCGTTGGCATCTACTGGCGTAACGAATGGGGTACGAGGGACTACGATCTCTCTATGACCGACCTGCGCGGAAATCGTATCGGATGGAACTCGTCATGGTACAATGGGACTCGGAACGGAGACAACAACTCTGTAATCTACTCTGGTGACATCACCAATGCGAATCCAGAGGCTGCTGAACTCCTCTTCATGAGGAACGATGCTCCTGACGGAATTGTGATGGTGAACCAGTATTGGGGTGAGCCTAAGTCTAAGTTCCGCTTCTTCTTCGCCAATGAGTGCCTTGATGTTAACCACATGAAGAACCATATGGTAGACCCGAACAACATTCGGTTTGATACCATGATGGAACATGAGGCTGATGAGACAGGTCGGCAGATGACTATCGGTATGATGCTCGATAATCGCTTCTACTTGATGCAGATGGGGACGGGCAATCGCCGTGTTTCAACAGGCAAGTATGCCCCTGTCATCATCGAAGGTCTGAAGAAGAAAGCCAAGTGCTTCATCGGGCTGAAGGAAATCCTCTATCGTGCGGGGTTTGAGGTTCTTGACAAGGATTCGGAAGAGAAGCCAGATATCGACTTTACGAATCTCGAGAAGGACACTCTTATCAACCTTCTTGCGAAGTAGGGTGACAAAGTTTTGCATACAGGGGTGGTAGGTTCCACCGGCCGAGAGGTTGTGCGACGGCACTTGATTGGGTTCGATTCCCAACGTATGCAATTTCATTGTGAATCGACCGAGGCGAAAAAGTCCTCCTCGGAGTAAACTCAGGCTGCGAAGGGTGTTCCGTCTGTCTTACGGAATGTCGGTGATTGGGAGTCCGTGTTCACAAAGAATCCCATGAGGCAAGAGTTGGTGAAGAGCAGAGTAGCTAATGCGAAAATCTTCATTGACATAGACTTATTTACTTTGCTAGGTCGTTCCCCTCGACCTCCAATGGCAAATGGGAAAATATGGGGACAACTCAGTTCAGAAGAACCTCCTAAGTCAGCACACAGGATTGGGAAACCATAAAAGATGCTGATAGCCAAAGGGTAGCCTTGAAAGGCGAAATCATGCGACCCCAAAAGAGGCCACTGTCACTGTCTTTGACCGTGAGTAGCAGTACCGAGGCATCGGGGAAATACGGCTGCTAAAGCTCTCCGCAAGAGGGATAGACTTAACAATTTCTTCTGTGCGTAAATTCAACAGTCAGAATCCCCGCCGATTCCATTTTCGTATGAAGATGCGATAAGCGAGGAGTTGCTGGTGCGAATCCAGCCGCACAGACCATTTCCTTCCGTGCAGAGAGGGAGTAAAACCTTGACGGCTAGACAATCGAATGACGAGTCTTTTGTGGACAGAACGGGATGATGTCATGACTGACCCTCGTTTCAGTTCGGTTTGAGTTTCAACGACCAAGGCCGTCCCGAAACAATCAATGTGATAATCTAGGAGAGAGCGCACTTCTAGGAATAGACTGGGGAAGTCCTCGTAGCTATTGGACAGCCCTGAAACATGGCACCTGTCAGTAGTCCAGTCGGATGCACGGAAGATTTGATGATTTCCGCTCATGAGCACAATTGGCGAACTTCCTTTCCTCTGTCAGCGCAGTAGGAGGATAAGAGCCTACGATAAGCATGTAAATCGAACAGTAACCCGATTTAGAGCGGGGGCAACCTTCGCATGCGGCGGTCATTGCAAATGTCACGGCAATAAGGGAGAAGGAAGAGCTCAAATCCTTTCCCCAGTGGCCCTATTTCCGCTATGGCATTTTTTGCTATGGCAACCAATGAAGAGAAAAGCGACCTCGAGTTGTATCTTGCTGACGAACCGTATATGCCTGACTTGGCTGAAGAAGACTATACTGCTGCCGCAGTCGTGAAGCCTGCAAGTTTTAGCAATGTCAATGTAACGGAAGAAATGTTCAAAAGCAAAGTAGATGAGGCATTCCGAAAGAGGATGGCTAAGACCTTATCTCCCAAGGCGATTGAGGAATGCATATTAAGTCCAGTATATGCAAGATGCATACAGAACAAGTTCAAGGAAGTGCAGAATGACAACAACAATCTTTCCCTGTCGCAGGAGAAGGTATTGAGGGGACATATCGCTTCGTTGATGCACTGTCTCTTTTTGGTGTTTAGTTGATTTAGATTGCGGGCTGGTGTAAAAGCAGCATAATAGGCTCATACCCTTTAGGAAGCCGTGCGATTCGGTTGCCCGCTACCAATTTTCGCTAGGATGCGGAGAGAAAAACTCCCAGTCTACACAACTCTACTCTGGTGCTGCAGAGGTTAGGCAGACTAGCGAAATCATTTTCCGCCAAGTGAGCGATGGACTATGGAAGATTAAGGTATCGGCCCTTAACTCACTAGTTGAGTCCCGTGTGTCGGTCTGACTAATTGACGTGAAGCAAGATTCTTGGCGGACACTTTTTCGATGGAGTCCACATGGTTGTGTCATAGGTTGATGGCGATGTTGGCGGAAAAGCCGCTCCTGACGGTTGGGGAATGCCTCCTAACGAAACAGCCCCGACCCGAAAAAAGCATACCTTGGAGAGCACGGCAGGCGGTCGAGTATCTTCTGTAACACAAGAAGGGTTAACTTAGTTCCGTCCGCGAAAGTAAATCCAGTAGTCATCGCATAGAGGTGGGGAAAACACTTTCCGTTGACCTTCGTAGTCCCAGTCCGATTCTGGGAGGACTCCGCAATTTAGGAAGGGTCCATGCCTAATGTGCTGAACGACAAAATCGCTCCCGAGAATGTGGAGATGAGAGTAATCAATCGGGCATTTCGCTCCGTATAGAGAGCGGCTTCCTAATGTGCGAAAGCACAAAACTCTAGTGTTCTTTGCGGGGTTCCGACCTACCCCTCTTCCAGAGGGTTGAGTGTCGGGTTGAGCGAGCTAGAGGCGGTATTCGGCAAAAAACACTAGCCGACCCTGTCATAGGATGCGGAGGTAGGGGGAGCTCACCCGAAACCGAATCGGCAGCCCCGCTCCATTTCTCTTTCCATTCATCGGTGCAAACGTTTGAGTTGGTGGATACATATGACAATTCCTTTTCGGAGACGGGTGATTGGTTTTAGGCTTGCTATTGTCTAATTGCACCTACGGCGGCCGATTCAATTTATAGGCGGAGATGTGGGTTCGAGCCCCACCATGCTACCCGAAAGGGTAGCCTCGTCTAATAGGAAGGATACCGCCTCCCATCTAAAAAATTCAACGTCCAATTGTTGTCACCCCCCTTTACAGCCATGCCAATTCTGTGGTATAATTTTCTTTGCTTTCGGACAGGAAGGACAAGACGATGCAACGAACGAAAAAGACAGCAAAGCCTATATCCCAAAAGGCATATCCATGGCGGAAGAACAAGAAGAAATGGACTGACACTCTCTTTGAAAGCAAGCTTCTTTCCAATCCATCTTTGATGACTAATGCAGAACTTGCAAAGGCATTAGAAGAGCATCAGGAGTGGCGAAGAGGGGAAGGTAAATACTTCTGGAAAGATGACCCCATAAAGGAGAAATCAGAGACTGATGCTCCATTCTCTCCCGCTATCCTATCCAATCTGATTATGGAGACGATTGCTCGTCTTAAGATTGGCGGAGACTTGGCAATGGGGAGATTCAAGGATCATGTTTGAAGGAATCAACAACCCATTAATTCTCGCTGCTACTAGCGATATTCATGGACACTTAGAGGGCATACAGGAAGTATGCTTTTCGAGAAATGTTGACATACTTGTAATAGCAGGAGACATCGAGCCAGCAGACCTCTTTACTAGCAAGCCTTACTGGTTTGAGCGCAAGTTCTTCCCGCTTATATCGAAACTAAATTGTGAAGTGGTAGCGATTCCTGGCAATCACGACTTCTATCTGTCTAGCAAGTATAAAGCAATCAAGAGAGGCGAATACTCACGTGTTCCAAAGAACTTCCATCTTCTGATTGACGAGGAAGTGACGATAAAAGGCATAAGGTTCTATGGCACTCCTTGGGTGCCATACATAAACGGAAGATGGTGCTTTGAAGCTGATGATGAAGACCTTGCAGACAGGTTTTTGCAGATGCCTGCAAGAGTAGATGTTCTCATAACACATTCTCCGCCTCTAATGAAGTATCATGAGGCTGACATGAGTCTAGACTATCCTCCTGAATATCGTCGTCACTTCGGGAGCAATAGTCTTGCTAGAGTGATTGATGCTAAAGCACCTAGGATGGTTGTCTTTGGCCATATCCATAGCGGCAACCATAGATGCACTACGCTGCATGCGAATCTCGAAAACTCAATAGTCCATATGTGGAACGTATCCCGAGTGAACGAAGAATACAATATCGCATATAAGATAAAATTGCTAGAACTAAACCCAAACAGTATAAGGGAGATGTCGTTTAATGAGCCATTTCCGACAGGAAAGGACAAGGTGGTGGGGTAATGGCTATTTCTGAAGAACAGAAGGAAGAGGTAAGAGCAAAGGTTGACATAGCCGACCTTATATCCTCTTATGGATTCTCATTAAAGCCAAGAGGAAGCGAACTTCGGTGCTGCTGCCCATTTCACAACGAAAAGACCCCTAGTTTCAAGGTGGATGTGACACGTGGCACATATCACTGCTTCGGCTGCGGTGAGAGTGGGGATGTGTTCTCTTTTGTGATGAAGCAGGAGGGGCTTTCTTTTGGAGATGCGATACGGAAGCTCGCAGCATCTGTCGGGATAGAACTTCATGCGGCAGAAAATCCAGCAGTGAAGACTAGGAAACGGCTCTATGCAATCATGTCGGAGCTAGCCTTAGACTTTAACAAGATGCTCAAGTCTACACGATGCAAGGATGCTGACATAGCAAGAGAATATATTAAGGGGAGGGAACTAGATGCAGCCATAGTGGACAAGTTCCTCATAGGGTATGCTCCGAAAGAGGTGGACAAGATTCTAGCATGGGCTGGGAGACACGGATACTCATATCAAGACCTCGCAGCAGCGGGAATAATAAAGGTTAGCGGTACTGCAAGCCGTCCACCATATTTCTATTTCGCGAATCGTCTCGTGTTCGCAATCAAGGATAAGAATGGGCAGGTGGTGGCTTTCTCTGGGCGCCAGTTGGTTGAAGACAAGAAAAGCGGGAAGTACGTCAACTCGCCAGAGACGATGATATTCAAAAAATCAAGAACATTCTTTGCATTCGACGAAGCCCGCAAGAACATCGTGAGGGCTCCGAACAGAGAAGCGATAATATGCGAGGGGCAGATAGATTGCATACGGCTTCATGCAAATGGGTTCAATACGGCTATAGCTCCATTGGGTACAGCGTTCACGGAAGACCATGCCGTTATGCTCCATAGGGTTGCCGACAATGCCCTTCTGTGTTTCGACGACGATGGTGCGGGGCACAAGGCAACGATAAAAGCCGCACAGTTGCTTCTTGCCGAGGGTATGCCAATCAGAGTGCTGGCCCTTCCAGATGGAGACGATCCAGATTCCTATATCTTGAAACATGGGAAGGACTCTTTTTCTAACCTCATAGCTTCCAATGCTGAATCTATCGTTCAGTTCCAGATAAGAGCGGCGAGAGCAGCGGAGCAGAATCCAGATGAGACAAATGCAGCAGTGCGGATTACTAGAGCCGTACTAGAGACTATAGCGAAATGCAAAGACAAGGTACATCGTTCATTGCTTCTTAAGGAGGCAGCAAAACGATTAGGAGTCGAGTATTCTACCTTGGCTAGTGAGATTGCTAAGACAACGAAAGCAGAAGAGGAAGACCAGAGCAAATCGGCGGAACAGCTCATAGAGCCGATTGTTGCTGGTAATGCCGCCGATGTGAATGCACCTCCTTCCGTAACCGAAGGGGCTTTGATAAACTTTCTTCTCAATAAGAAGGGGGATGTAACCGTCAAGTCTTGCTTGGAAAAATTGATTCCAATTGAAATCATCGGTTCCAACACTTCTAGGAAAATTATCAAGAGCATATTGTACTACAAGGAAAGCGAGACAGATAGCATCAGGGAAGCCGTAGAATCGTTGTCTACAGATGAGTACAAGTCGTTCATAACGATAATGTCTAACTTTGATTCCTCAGACTTCTCTACTGTCTCAGACAAAATACGGATGTTGTATTTTGCGAGACAACTCTGGCATGACTATCTTACACGGCTTCTCATAAGAATCGGGAATGGGGGAGAGGATGTAGCTATTGTTGTCAATGCGATAAAGGTTCTGCATACGGCAACGGCAAAGGGCATAGTGAATCTTATTCGTTCGTTCCCAATAAACAAGTTTGCAAAGGTGGCATAGTTTATGAAAAGATTCTTTGCTTCAGTTCTCCCCGCATTTCTGCTTGCTGTTTCTGTCGGACAGATTTATGCTTTCACTAACTTCTCTTCGGAGATAGCATCTTACATAGGGGAGACGCAGCAGGCGGTGCAGTTCGCATTCTCATTGGGGATATTCTTT